AAGAGAGTGATGGAAAGAACAGTGTTGCACCTATATAGTAGCAAATCCCGTGCCAGCCTGAAACAGCCTATTTCCCCCTGATTCTGCTCAGTTTTTAAGCACAGGGTGACAATTTACGTCACTAACTGACGCAAATTGCGTCATAGTACATATGTACCATCCAGATCCATCATCCATACAGACTTAGGATATTCACATCTCAAGATACATATGTCCTAAATATCTCAGGATCTGAATGTCCTAAATAGGGCCGGGTAGGGGCCTTTTTTGAAATTTCCTGCGGCGGGGTGCCCTATAGAAATATCCAATTTTTTCTAAATTTTTTCAAAGCACTAATACCGACACCATCACATCATCAACACCAATACTAATACCAATACCGACACCAACACTAATGCCAACAGACTAAAGTAGCATCCCTGATAGCATCAATCGGGCTCGGTCCCTACAATATATAATATAGCAACACTCCAGCAAACTTACTATGACAGCCCATCACAGCCCGTTTCGTGACCAAGCATTGAAACTTCTAGGCAGCGGCCACAGCACAGAAGTAGTCGCTTCCGCTATCGGAGTTGATCCTTCTTACATCTCACAGTTGCTGGCTGAGGAAGAGTTCCGTACAGCTGTTACTGAACTTAAATACAAGAATCTCCAGAAGCACAATGAGAGAGACAACAAACTTGACAGCCTGGAAGATAAATTAATTGAGCGGCTGGAGAAATCTCTACCTATGATGATTAAGCCGTCAGAAATACTGAATGCTTTTCGTATTATAAACAGCGCTCAGCGGCGCGGCCACTCGGCCCCAGAATCTATCACAAATACAACACAGATTGTACAGCTCTTCTTGCCTGAAAAGATTGTTACCAACTTTGTAGCTAACATTAATAACCAAGTAGTACAAGCCGGAGAGCAGCAGCTTGTCACCATGCAGTCTGGCACACTACTGAAACAAGCAGAAACAACGAGGTCTGCAAAGCTACCAAATGCTACATTGGATATTACTGACCTTGCAACGAAAGGAACGGACTATGTGCCTACTAAAGGAACTGCTCCCCCCGCCCGCGACACAGAAACTAACTCACGAAGAGAGAAAGCAACAAGTAGCAGAGAAGAAAGCATCATTGATGCGCTATGAGGCTGACCGGGCAGCCGCCCTTCTTACTACAATTTATGATTTTACTTACAGTTCCAGCAGCTCTTGCACCGTAGAGGTAGTTAAACAAGAGGAATTTCTGTGAATCCCACACCGGTAGATGATCTTGTAAGTGGTAGAGAGCTTGCACTTTCCTCCGAAGAAGCTCGCACAGCCGCAGAAAATAACTTAGATTTTCTGGCGGCCATGGCTATGCCGCTAATTTTTCAATACATGTTCCCGCCGGTGTTCAAAGCTGTGTGGGACTGGCTGCTCGGCTACACAAAACAACAGCGTGTATTTCCTAAGCTGGCGCTTGGCTTGCCTCGCGGCTTTGGTAAGACAACATTTATCAAAATTTACTTGTTGTATTGTATTTTATTTACCAAAAAACGCTTTCTTCTTGTAATTTCCAGCAGCGCCGGCCTGGCAGAGAACATTATTGCTGACGTAGTAGATATGTTGGAAGAGTCTAACATCAAGCGACTGTTCGGCGACTGGAAACTTGGAATACAGAAAGACACACAAGCAATTAAGAAGTTTACATTCCGTGGCCGTACCATTATTATTGCTGCTTTGGGAGCTGGCAGCTCGCTTCGTGGCCTTAACTTAAAGAATGAGCGCCCGGATGTTATGTTATTTGATGACATCCAGACACGTGAACAAGCGGATAGCCAGATTCAATCTGAGAATCTTGAGCGCTGGATGTACGGCACAGCTATGAAAGCTAAGTCGCCACATGGTTGTGTGTATATCTTTATCGGCAACATGTATCCAACTAAGTGGTCTATTCTACGTAAACTTAAAAAGAACCCAACTTGGGTTAAGTTTATTGTTGGTGGCATTCTTGCTGACGGTACAAGTTTGTGGGAGGAGCTGCATCCGTATGAGCAACTCATGGAAGAATTCGAGGCTGACTTGGCTGCCGGTCATCCTGAAATCTTTTTTGCTGAAGTACTAAACGACGAAGATGCATCAGCAAATAATCTAATTGATCTGTCCAGACTGCCTGATCCACCGTTCGATTGGGACGAACCTATAGGAGGTAATTTCATTGTAATTGACCCAGCTACAGATAAAGTTGGCGCTGATGCGGTGTCTGTTGGCTACTGTGAAGTACGGGCCGGGCTGCCAGCTCTTGTACATGTAACAGAAGGCAGCTTATCGCCTGGAGATACTATTCGCGTAGCACTTGAATACTGCTTTAAGCATAACTGTCGTCTTGTAGCTGTGGAAGCTAATGCATATCAATACACTTTTAAATACTGGTTTGACTTCATCTGCGAGCAAAAAGGCATTGTAGGTATTGAGTGTGTTGATGTGTATTCCGGCAGCTTCTCAAAGAATGCAAGAATTATTAGTATGTTTAAATCCCTGATGGCAGGTGAGTTGTTTGTCCACGATAATGCAAAAGCTCAAGTAGCAACTCAGGTTGTCCATTTTAACCCGCTTCGTAAAGATAACACCGACGGGGTGCTTGACTTGCTAACTTATATGTCAAAGGTTATTGAAATGTACGGGCCACAGGTTGCATTAGCTAATGTGCTAGTTAGTCAGGAAGGAGATACGTATGATGTACTTCCTGAAGAGATTACGTGTTCATTCTAGATAAGGAGTCCCCAGTGTCAAGTCAAATTGCTGACTTCGGTCAACTGTTACGAGTACTTGCTGCGCTGCAAGGGGATGAACTGATTATTAATTCGCGCCCACGCTGAGTAAGGAACAATCATGGCTACACCTAACACACCGCTGGTAATCAAGAAGCAGACTCAGGGCGCATTCCAGGATTACCTGACATACTGCTACACCTCATTTCTAAATCAAGACGGCCTGCAAACTAAGTTGGAGCGTCTTGATAAAGAGTACCAGCGAGAGGTTGATGATACTCTTGAGCACCAGCGCGCCAGGCAAGCTAACAAATACGGCGACTATCGGCGCAAACAGAATCTCACAGTGCCCATTATTATGCCAGCCGTGGAATCTGCTGTAACTTATCAGACCTCGGTGTTCTTATCTTCACATCCAATCTTTGGTGTAGCTGCCGAACCTGCGTTTGTGGATGAAGCTACACAGCTGGAAACTATTCTTGAGAACCAAAGTGTGCAGGGCCGCTGGGTGCGCCAGCTGATTATGGCATTGCGTGATGGCTTTAAGTATAACCTTATGGCCGCAGAGGTTACTTGGGATATAATCACAGTGCCCGCTTTTGATACTGTGGTGGGCTCCAAAGACGCTGAGTATAAAGAAATTACTTGGGCGGGCAATCGCATTACTCGCATCGATCCGTATAACTTTATTTTTGATCACCGAGTATCCCCAGCGGAGTTGCATACCGAGGGTGAGGCGGCTGGTTACATTCGCTATATGGGCCGCGTTGCAATCAAAGATTTCATCAATCGGTTGCCTAACAAAATCATAGCGAATATCGCTACTGCATTGCAGGCGCCGCTGCCTGGCAAGTACTATCTGCCGAGCATCAACACTGAGAAAAATATCCAGTCTCGCTCTGCTGGATTCAGTTGGAGCAGTTGGCTAGCTAACTCACCTACCAACCAAGGCGCTAAGATTGCGTATAGAGATGTATATGAGGTTGTCACTTTGTACGCTCGTATTATTCCAGCTGATTTTGGGTTGGTAGTACCGGCAGCCTCTACGCCGCAAATCTTCAAACTTATTTACGTCAACAACATCCTTATCTACGCTGAGCGCCAGACTAACGCGCATGCAATGCTGCCGATTATTGCAGCTCAGCCTAATGAGGACGGCCTTAACTTCCAAACAAAATCGCTGGAAGAGAACGTGCTGCCGATCCAGCAACTTACATCTTCTCTTGTAGCTTCAGTTATTGAGTCTCGTAGGCGCGCAGTTAGTGATCGCACAATCTATGATCCGAGTCGGATCTCTGAAGCGCAGATGAACAACCCGAATCCGTCAGCCAAGATTCCTGTGCGGCCTGCAGCCTATGGTAAGCCTGTTGGCGAAGCTGTGTATCCTTTCCCGTTCCGCGACGATCAGTCTGGTATCTTGTTGCAAGAGACGCAGACCTTTATGAATATGGCCAACCAAATTACTGGCCAGAACCCAGCTCGTCAGGGACAGTTTGTAAAAGGCAACAAGACTATGCGGGAATTCAATACCGTTATGTCTAATGCCAACGGGCGCGACCAGGTACAGTCTTTCATTCTTGAGTATCAGTTCTTTACTCCGCTTAAAGAGATTCTACGCTACAACATTCTTCAATACCAGGGCGCCGAGGTTCTTGTAAATAAGGAGAGCGGCAAAGCTGTTAAGATTGATCCTGTGCGGCTCCGTAAAGCTGTGCTTGATTTTAAGCTCACTGATGGTTTGTTGCCAGCTGAGAAGGTACTTAATCTCGATACGCTGACGGTAGCTATGCAGTCTGTTGCAACCTCTCCTCAGTTGGCTGCAGGATACAATATTGCACCACTGTTTTCCTACTTGATTAAAACTCAAGGTGGTAACATTACAGCTTTTGAGAAGTCGCCGGAGCAGGTAGCCTACGAGCAGGCACTTGAACAGTGGCGGGCAGTTGCTATGGAAGCCGCTAAGTCTGGAGCTCAGATGCCACCGCAGCCTACGCCAGATCAGTTCGGTTATGTACCTGCTCAGCAAGGTGCTCCAAGCACTCAGCCAGCTGCTCCACGAGTTAGCAACATTACTAATAATATTACGAACAACGAGCAGCAATGATAATCTCCCAATATCCAGGAAAGGTGTATGAATGTCTCCCAAACCCCATTCTCAACGTGAGTTGGAGCTACCAGAAGATGAATACGCTATCCGCAGAAAGATTGCAGCTGAAGCGCAACTGCTCGCTATGCTGGAGTTGCTTGAGAGTCGCTATAACCTCCAGCCTGACGAGATACCTGAAATCTTGGACAATCTTAGGTGGCTTGCTAAACACCGCTCTAATCTCAATCGTCTCTCTTGGACTGCACTATTGGGTATTATTACTCTAGCTGCTACAGGAGCTGCTTCCGCTTTTGTGGAGGGAGTCAAACATTACTTCAAAGGGCCATAAAGGAAATCACGATGAAAGAAAAACCTTCACTGTTTACCCACTATGAGCTAGATGCTGAGGAACTGCGAATTGCCTCTAGCTACCCTCACGTTACGTATCTCTGGTTTCGTGATCTACAAGCCACAGCAGCAGAGCAAAAACTTGCTTTGAAGTTTGATCCGTCCAACCCACAGGCTTTCATTCAGGAGGAGGCATATCTATCAGGTCAACTTGAGCTTCTAACGTTTTTGCTGGATGCGCGCGATTCCGCAGCCCTTGAATCGCAACAACCACAGCAGCAAGATTCACTCTTCTAACGTCACCCAAAACTTGTAAAGGAAACCATTATGGGCCTGTTTAATCTCTTCTCCTCCGCTCCCGCCCAGCAAGCAACTGCTACTCAGCCGCAACAGCAGATGCAGCCTGCGACTCCAGGTAACATCCCTCCAGGCACAGGTACAAATAACACTCCTCCACAGCCTGCAATTACTGAATCTGCAGCCACGCCATCCCCTATGGATAAGTTTGCGGATCTGTGGAAAACTGATCCCAATGCAGCAAAGTCCGGCCCTGAAGCACTATTTAGTGTGGATCCAGCTAAGTTGATGGAATCTGTTCGCAGTGTCAACTTCGCGCCCCAAATCTCTCCGGAACTTGCCCAAGCTATTCAAGGTGGCGGCGAAAACGCAGTGCAGGCAGTCGCAACTTTGTTGAATCAAACAGCCCAAAACACGTATGCGCAAGCAGCGGTTGCTTCCACTAAGATTGTGGAGCAGGCTCTAGCCAAAGCGCAACAATCCTATGATCAGCGCATTCCGGACATGGTTAAGCAGTTCCAAGTTCGAGAGTCTCTCCGCGCTGAAAATCCCATGTTTAACAATCCTGCAGTTTCTCCTATTTTGTCTGCGTTGGAAACAGCTATGACTAGCAAGTATCCTAACGCCACTTCCGCTGAAATCAAGAATATGGCTAAGGACTACCTGGAGCAGTTTGCTACGTCTATCCTTCCGAAGCAACCGACAGCACAGGAAGCTGCGACCGCCAATCAACTTGATTGGGGTAGTTGGCTTAAGTAATTTAAGTTCTTTTCTTTCTAAAGGAGATGTAAGATGGCAATTCGTGATATGTTTAATACTTCTCAGCAAACTCAGGACGTTCAGGCTAAGTCCTTTGCTGAGCTCATTACTCGGCTTATGCCGAATGGCTCCGCAGCGCTGTTCGGTCTGACTTCCATGCTGCCTGAAGAGACTGCTGTTTCTGTGGAACATGGCTTCTTTACTAAGACCATGATCTTCCCGGAAATGAAGTTGAATGGCGCTATCGCCAGTGGTGCTACCACTACTCTGGTTGTTGACAGCACCGACAACGTCGTTCCTGGCATGATCTTTGAAGTTGCATCTACCCGCGAACAGGTTGTTATTCTGTCTGTCGTGGACGCTACTTCCGTCACTGTGACTCGTGGCGCTGGTACTGTAGCTGCGGCCGCCATTGCTGACGACGTGATGCTGTACATGGTCGGCTCTGCGCACGAGGAAGGCTCCAACCGTCCGATGTCGCTCACCATCCCGCCGGTTCGTATTACCAACCTGACTCAGATCTTCCGGGATACTTGGGCTATCACTGATACTGCTCGCGCTGTTATGAACATTGTTGGCGAAGGTAACGTGCAAGAGAGCAAGATGGATTGCTCCACCTTCCACGCTACTTCCATTGAGAAAGCTCTGTTCTTCGGTCAGAAGTATTCTGGTACTAAGAACGGTCGCCCGTTCCGCAAGATGGATGGCTTGATCAATATTGTTTCCGATCTGTCTTACTATCCGTCCAGCTACAGCGCGGCCAACGTGACCACAGCTGGTAGCACCACCAACTACACCCAACTGGAAGCCGCGTTGGATCCTTGCTTTAACCAAGCTACTGATCCTTCTGTTGCTAACGAGCGTGTGCTGTTTGTTGGCGGTACAGCCAAGAAGGTTCTGAACAATATCGGCCGCTTGAACGGCACTTACCAGCTGGTTGATGGTCAAACCCAGTGGGGCCTGCAATTCAGCACTTTCAAGATTGCTCGCGGCCAGTTCCGTGTTATCGAGCATCCGCTCTTCAACACTAACAGTGCTTGGAGCAAGATGGCTGTTGCTGTTGATCTGTCCACTTTCCGCCTGGCGTACCTGAATGATCGCAAGACGCAAGCTAGCGATTTCAACACCAAGGGCGAAAACGTTGACAATGGTATCGACGCTGTTGGTGGCACTCTGACAACTGAATGCACCTGCTGCGTCAAGAACCCGCCGGCCAATGCTGTTATCTACAACCTGACAGCCGGCACTGCTGGCTAACTCACAGCTTTCATCGTAGGGCCTTTCGCTTTTGCGGCGATTTGCTGGCGGTAGTATTGCAAGGGCTATCGCCAGCTCTTTTTAAGGACACAGACACATGCAACAATATCGCTTCGCAACCCAATCTGGAAAAATTGTAGCTCCCAACGGAGCTGAAATTACTTATGTTAATCACGTTCTCACTGTGCCAGACAACTTCAAGCATCAGGGTTTTATTGATGAGCTTGTTGAAGCCGGCCTGTGTTACAAGCTGGAAGAAGAAGTTGCTGTTGAGACTGATGTTGTTCGTGTAGCTCCAAAGGCGACTGTTGGTCAAGCAAGCTCTTCGCAAGCTGGGCCGCAAGGTGTTAAAGTCTCTGTCTCCAAAGCTAAATAATTTTTAGGTGCAAGCATGACTCTCCAAGAACTGATTGCCGAAGTATTTGTGCTAACGAGTCGGCCAGACTTGGAAGCAGAAACACGGTCAGCTGTTAAGGCAGCTACACTTAAGCTACACCACAGCGACTTCTATCCTAAGGATCTCAAGGAAGAAGCACTGATCTTTTCCGCGCCCGCCAGTCTTGTACAGATCGAGTATGCAACACTCTTTCCAGATTGGCGCGCACTCTCTTATTTGCGCCCCACTGATGCAGATTATTCTGACACCGCTAAGCCACTGACAATTCTCACCCCGGACCAGACTCTGGATGATTACCAAGTCAATAGGGAGAATGTGGCTTACTTGAGCGGGCAGCTCTTGCAGTTGCGTATGTACCCGGAGGTGCAGCATATTCTTGTAGGATACTATGCACACCCCAACATCACTAATGACAATTTTAATTCGTGGATTGCTCGCGAGTATCCGTATGCTATTGTATACGAAGCAGCCGCCAAGGTTATGAAAAAGATCGGTCTAGATGAGCAAAGCGGTCAAGTGGCGCGTGATGCTGCTGAGCTTATTCTCGAAATGCGTAACAGCAATATTCTCGCTAAAGGTGAGTAAATGACAAGTTCCTCTGTTTGGCGGCCTGGTGATGTTACTGAGTGCTGCGGAAGTGGTTCTGGCACAGTGGCAGGTAAGACAATTGTTGCAGGCACAGGTCTGCAGATTGTTGAAACTGATGATACGATTACAATCTCTAGCCTCATTTCCGATTATACTTTGAGCGGCATCACAGCCGCTTATGCTTTTACTGCGTCTGTTGGGCAGACAGATTTTATGCTGCCTTCAAATGCGCAGCTGGCAGAAGGTGTTGTGCTGTACCGTAACGGTGTGCGACAACTGCCGTCAATTGACTACTACACTCAGGGCAGCACGGTTATCCTGTACCAGCCGTGTCAGCTCGGTACTCAGATTGAGATTGAAGTTCGTACGGCTGTTGTTGTGGGTGACACCAATCTGAATGAGGTTATTCAGTACGCCACACAGGCCGCTGTGTCTGCTAATAACGCATACCAATCTGCTCTTGATGCTGGAGCAGCTGCAGCCAGTCAAGTCGTAATTGGTATCAATGATCACGTAGCTGCAGTGGATCCACACAGTCAGTATGTGTTAGATACAACTCTGGCAGCCTATTACAATGCAAGCGAAGTTGATACGTTACTTGGCGGCAAGGAGGGCAGCTTAGGTAATCCGGTAGCTGATGGTTACGTATTAACCTCTACAGCCGCTGGTGTGCGTAGTTGGGCGTCTGCTCCGTCCCAAGCTTGGGGAAGCCTTACTGGTACTCTTAGTGATCAGACAGATTTGTCGTCAGCTCTTGCAGGTAAGTTGAGCTTAGCTGGCGGTGGCACTATTACTCAGACCTTTCTAACAACACCCGCCGTCGTTATTTTCGGCAATCAGGCTGAGCAGGTAGTTACTCTGCGTATTACAAATGACAGTATGAGTGGCACAAACCGGTCAGCTAAGTTAGAGCTGCGCACCGGCGGAGAGAGTGCAGCCATTGTTAGAGACTGGTACAGCCTGACGGTTAAGGATAATTACGGCATACTGTATTTGAGCGGTAACGATGGCGCATACCTGTCCAGTGCTGTTGGAGCTGTCGGTATTGCTTCCACCTCTAGCTCCATTATCAATACTTATAATAACTTGTTTGTGTGTAGCAGCAATACCGTTACCGGTGCACTTGTACTGAATGCTGCTGGCGCAATGGGGTTTGGTGCCACTCATAATTATGGAACTGCCGGTCAGGTACTCACTTCTCAAGGTAGCGGAGATCTTCCGGCTTGGTCCACTATGCAGGTGTTAAACACCAATGTAGTAATCGGTAACTCCACCATAAACACGGGTTTCTCTCTTCTAATTGGCGGATCTACCGACAAGGGAGGCATTCTTCTTGATAAACGTACTTCCAACTTCTCGGAGTCTCTGTATTTTAAGTGCCACTCATCAGACTATGTTCATTTAATGGGAGGACACAGCACTGGTGGAATATTCCTGCGAACAATTGCCGGCGACATGGCGAACGACTCTTTCTATTTTTCTACTACCGGAGACGCTACTGTAGTCACTCCCCTAGGAAAACTTGGCTATGGAGCCGGCGCAGGTGGGACGGTAACACAGGCAACCAGTCGAACTACTGGTGTCACTATTAATAAGCCAGCAGGATCCATCACTCTTGTTAGTGCTGCCGGGTCAACCACTTTTGCGTCATTTACAGTCACCAATTCTGTTGTAGCCGTCACAGACTGTATTGTTGTGACTCAAAAATCTGGAACGGACTTGTATGAAATTCATGTAACCAACGTAAGTGCTGGAAGTTTTAATGTCTCGTTCAGAACAATATCAGGAACGACTACAGAACAGCCTGTGTTTAACTTCGCTGTTATCAAAGGAGCTTGGTCGTGATTATTAAACAAGTGATTCGGTATGACAACGCACCGGCTTTGGAAGCAACTTGGGTTGACGAGAATGATGTGGTTGTGAAGTGCCACGCTTACTCCAACGCACAAATGGCTGAACTAGCTGCTGATCTTGGAGATGATGCGCCTCAGTACCAAGAGCTGATGGATGAAATCGCTGCAACATATGTTCCTCCTGAACCTGAGCTGACTGCCGTACCTGCGCAAGTGACCATGCGGCAAGCCAGGCTGGCACTGCTCGGAGCAGGGTTACTTCAAACAGTTAATGATGCAATTGCTACAATGCCCGGCACTGAAGGCGAAGCTGCAAGAATCGAGTGGGAGTATGCGCTGTCAGTTGATCGCAACTCGCAACTGGTCGCTGGGATGACTTCCGCGCTTAATCTGTCGGAAGAGCAACTTGATGCTCTGTTTATTACCGCAGCTTCGCTATGAACCTTGTCCAACCACTCCTGGCCATAGACCAGTTTTTCAACTGCTTCTGGTATATTAAGGGCGATGGCTGGGGTTGGGCTGATGAAGCCATTAGTGCGCGAGCCTATAGATGCTATCGCGAAGGTCTGATCTCTGATATACCTAAGCGCATCATTGATGGTATATTCTTTTTACAGCGTGAGCACTGTTTCCAAGCCTGGCTGGCCGAGTTTGAGCGCAGACAGCTTCCTTCTTCGTACAAGGTAGAAATTCCGTCAGGAGAGTTTAATGTCTCAAAATTACAGTCTTGCCAATATTGTTGATCAGCTGCGAGGCACGCCAGGCCTGTTGCTAACACTTGACGCGTCTGGTGAACTTGTTCCACTTGCTCCTCCGGGAGTTGCTGGTTACGTACTTACATCTGACCCGGCAGCTTCGATCGGTATTAAGTGGGATGCTGCGGGCGGAGGCGGCTCGCTTCCAACCCTGGCAGCCTCTAAGCTCATAGTTACTGATGGCGCTGGCGCACTTACAACTTCTAACACACCGACTCTTGCTGAACTTAACTTCCTGACAGGAGTAACTTCAGCTATTCAAACCCAACTCAACAGCAAGGCTGCAAGTTCGCACACGCATACGATTGCTAATGTAACCAATCTACAAGCAACTTTGGACGCCAAGGCTCCTGCAGCCACAGGCGCTACTGGAGTCAGTAAGTATTACGGCACAGACGCTTCTGGCAATGTCGGATTCTTCACACTTCCTAGCGGCAGCGGTGGTGGTGTCGGTGATATGCTTAAAGCTGTTTATGACACTAATAATGACGGTATCGTAGATACTGCGGCCGTGGCGCTGTCTGTTGCTTGGACTGATATAAGCGGCAAGCCCACAGCTTTTGTAACTAATCTTGCAGCTCTCACAGATTCATTCGCTAAGGGTGACATGCTTTATGCCGCTTCAGCGGGGTCATCTGTTTCGTTAACCAAGCGATCCATCGGAACTGTTGGACAGGTTCTTACTGTAGATGCGACAGGCATTCCTGTATGGGCCACATCTACAACATCTCTGCCGAGCCAATTTGGAAACTCTGGCAAGTATCTCACTACTAACGGAACATCTGCGTCATGGGCATTTCCGTACATTCAGACATTGACTGGTCAGCACTACAGCAATAATGGTGCGAGAATTAATAAGCTTGCTGATCGTTTGTTTGTTGGTGATTCTGTTACCGACGATGGCGCATATCCGTCATCAGCTCGTGATTGGTTGTCCTCTTGGTACCACAGTGTTCTTGGTTACGATAGCGGTGCCAGAGCTCTTGCCAAGTTTACAACTCTTGAACTGGCCGAGTCTGCTGTAGCTATCCATGCAGGCTCCCAGTCTCAGTACTTTAATCTTGGAACAGGCTACACAGCTGGCACAGCTTGTATTGGCATTCAGTCGTATGTTCTTAATAACGCTATAGGCGGTCCCACATATTTACAGCCTGGCCAGGAATCTACACCTGGACACTGGCACCACGCTTGGTGTTATTATGGCGAAGCACATAGACAAAATAACTATGTCGGAGCCGTTTTCGGCATGGAGCTTGGAGTTGTTGAGAGCGGAGCTTCGCCTGTTGTGCAGACTCCGTACACTCAGGGAACCAGTGAGGGTTTGCGTATTACCGCTGGCGTTGGACATACTGCTGGCACGTATGACTGTTCGGCTGCAATCGGCATCTATACCAATCCCAAGTCATTTAAATCAGGCATTGTTTTTGAGGCCGCAGCTGTAGCTAAGACAGATAATATTCGGCCTGTTATGGTTATGGCTCCTGAGCATGCACTTACTTGGTACGCCAGTGCTGGTAACTTGGGCCCATATATCAAGAGCGAGTGTATCTCTGCTAGTACCGGCCAGCGGCTGATCCTGTCTGATAACCAGTTTACCATTCAAAACTTCGCAGGCACAGGCGGTTTCTATTTTAACAGCGCCCGCAATGGCGTGTGGCTTAACACATCGTCTAGCTCTGGCAGCGGTCGTAATAATGGTGAGATCTGGTTCGATGGTATCCACCTGTACTGTCTGATCAATGGAGTTGTCAAGCAGCTGGACAATTAAAACCACAGCTGCACTTTTGTAGTATAAACCTTGTAACCCTGTAAGGAGCTTTAAATGCTTGAGACTATTGATGATAATGAAATTGTTGAGCAAGCTATCAACGAAGCTGACGCTGAGGTCGCCCGCCTGACTGCGGACAATCAAAGTCTTCGCCGTCATATCACCGAGCTGCAGATGATGGTAATGCAGCGTCAGGAAGCTATGCTGCAAGCTCAGCTGCAACTGACAGCTCTTGAGCGTCAACGGCTGGAAGCAGAGCTGCCGAAGGTGTCTAAGTAACTTATATACATAACTTACAAGCCCGCCACTAGGAGATCAGTATGGCCCAGATAGTTTATCGTGCTAACCTTAGCTCGGCGGGCTTTCCTTTGCTCTCGCGACAGCAAGGTCGCACAGTAATTGCAAGACAGCAGGATCAGAACTACGTACCTAACATTGCTTCACCTGAGAGCCAAGATAAAGGCGCAGGTGTACCTCAGGCATATTACATGCACAATGTAATGCCTACATATGAAGGCTATGCATCTGTAGGTTATAATCAGAAAGTAGCTGCCACACTTCTTGCTGGCCAGCCTGTTGGCACGTTTAAGCAGATCTTTCCTGTGCAGGATGGCTCACTTCGCGCTTACTTTGCGTACACCAGTGATGACTTCGCGCTGCTGTATCGTGCTCCTTACTTTGAGTGGAGTTTTACTTCTTCTTTTGGCGGTATAGGCAACGCTTCTGTAACTCACGCGACCGTTGGTGGCCAGACTTTTATGTGCATTAAACGGCCGGGGCATCCTGCTACCGTTATGCGCTTCCACCTTGCCACAAATACAATAAACCTTGTTACTCTTACTGGCCTGGATATGAATGAGATTCTAGGCATTTTTGCATCCAATGGCTATTTGCTGGCATATACGGCCACAAGTGTAGCCTGGTCATCCACAGTGGATGTAACAGAT